TGAACGCGGCGTTCGTCGGCGCGCCCTTCGCGCCGGGCTTTCTCATCTTCTCGCCAGAGCCAGCGGCGATGCGCTTGCGCTTGGCGTTGATGTTCGCGTAGAGACCGCGCGGCATTGTTAGCAATACTTCCCGGTTTTGGTGTTGTGTCCACCAGACTTCTTCCCGCCCTTGCCCTTACCGTATGCCATCGTGCTTGTCCTTCCTTGAATAAGAGCCACGCCCCTTGCGCGGCTTCACGATTTGTTGCCTCAACCCGCGAAGTGCCGCGGCTGCCGGATTACCACTTTTCGCGAGACGCCCAGTAGGCCGCCGACATCTTCCCCTTTGCGATGTTCTTCGCATGACGCGCCTTGAACGATTTGCGCCTCGCGGCGCTTGCCTTGCTCTCGCCCTCTCTTTTCGGCGACCCGCTGACGCCCTGCTGGCCGAAGCGGATCAACTTAACCTTGTCGCCCTCCTTCGCCACAACCACATGCGACTTCTTAGGGTGGTTCGGGGTGCGCTTCGGCTTATTGTAACCGCTAACGCCTGCGCGCGCTAGGCGGGGGTCTTTAGGGGCGCGTGGGGCCATTGTTTTTACCTTTTATATCGTTCTGATATATCCTATAATCATGCCCCACAATGGAGGTTGAGATGTTTGAGCTAACACCCGAAATGCACCGAGAGCGCATCATGCGGCGCGTGATGAAGTCTGTCGATCTGCCTCTTGAAGAGGCGGAAAAGCTGGACGAGATCATATGCGAAGCAATCGGCATAGACACAAATGAAAGCCCTCCGTTCTTTCTGCTATCGGCCCAAGAGTGATCTTTCCATCAGAGCATCGAGCATCTGTTGGTCAACCATCTGCGTCGGAAGCTGACGCTCTTGAGCATATTTTATGTTCTGCGCCGTCAGCGGGTTCCCGCTTTTATCAATTTGTGACGCTAAAGCGTTGTACGACTGAGGGAAGAACGTGCCTTGCGGGGCAAGGCCGCCATCCAAAAGCGAACCCATATAGCCACCCCTTTGATTGGGGACCGTCCCAGCGCGCAGTTGCCCGCTGTATGTGGTGTGAGGGAACAACGGGTTTTCAATGATGGGCCTGTTTACATCAAGCAAGCCAAAAGAGACGCCCTCAGAAAAAGTCGGCGTATCATAAAGTTCAGGGTCGGTCACCGCGCGACGGACAGCCCCAACATTTGGGAACCCGGCCTTTCTGGCCGTGGACTTATCCATAAGCCGAATAAACTGCTTGCGAAGATCGCCCGAAGCCGCATCAAGATACGCCTCAAGATTGATCGCATCCACACCCGGAAAGTCCTCGTCCACCTTCCGCATAGTCTCGTCAAAAGATTTTTTGGCGCTTGCGTCAATGTCCATATTGGGCATCATTCTGGCCACGATCTTTGAAGGCATAGTGGAGTGATCTATAGCGTCAACGCCCATAACCACATTAACACCAACAACATCAGCGCCCCCGGCTTTGTCTGACTCTCGTTGTGCCTTTTTAGCCATCTTTGACACAATGCCTTGCTTGCTGGCCCACAAAGCATCTTGATTTTGGGCGGCCTCTCCACGCATAAACCCTGACCCGCCCTCAAGGAAAACCGGGCTAGTTAGGTCGACCCCATCAACAGACCTAACCTCTCCCCCGATGGCGCTTCTGTCGGTGAAAAACGGCATTAGCAGCTTGCCTTGAAACTGCTCCACATCAACTTGACGGCGCGGCATCAGCAAGCCAGACAAGTCGTCTATCTCCATTGGGGTGTCTTCAATGCGGTAAGGCATTTCAATGCCCGAATATTTCATCGGGTCTTTTTCAGCTTTTGACAGCTTCCCACCAGCAGCGCCGAGCGTGACGCCCGGCTGGCGCATAGCGGCGACGCCGCCACCCAGCAGGTACTCAATCGGCAGGATCGGGCTGGCCTCAATCGGCACGCCCTCCGGCGTGATCATGCCCTCATAGCCGCCCTCAAGCGCGCCAAGGGACGCGGTGGCGTAATCCTCGATCTGACCAGCCATAGCGCCGGGTACGGCCTTCGCGGCCCCCACAGGGTCGCTCAGAAGGCCGGACACGGCCTGCACGGCGGGCATGTACGAAAAACCGAACTCCGGGTCGCCGTATTCGCCCGGAACCGTCTCGACGGGGTGCATAGCGCCGTCAATCTCTTCGTAGCGGGTGTCACCGGGCGAAATTACGGGGCGACGCAGCGGCGTGAAGAAGTCGAGCAGACCCATAATGCCCTGACCCTGCTCTGGCGTCCTCCCGTATTCATAAGCTGTCGCCATCACACCACCCAGTTCGTTTTCGGCTTGACTACGCGGTTGCTATTGTAACCCCTAGAGAAGCCACCGGCAACCGCACCCTGCGCCGCAAACGTCAGCACGAAAGCATCCGCCACGTCGGGCGAGCGCTGGCCGCGCTTCTTCATCTCGTCTTTACTCTCAATCTTCAGCTTGCCGCTGCTCAGATACTTGTACCTGATCCCCGTCAACTCCGAGATCAGCGTGTCGTCCTGCGGTATCTTGCAGTCCCGCGCCTCGAACCACTCGCGCGCGGCCCAGAATAACTCATCGCGCAGGCGATTGAAGCGATCTTTCAGGGACGCGGTCTCGCTGACCGACACAGCGACCGCAGGCATGTCCAACTCGCGCAGGCGGTCCGCCAGACCGGCTCCCAGCCCGATGGCGTCAATGTAAATCGCCTGCGGGCGCATGCTGTACGGCACGGCGTCGTACTCCGCAAGCACGATCCCGGCCAATTCCATCAGGTCTTTATTCTGCCACGTCTTGATCGGCTCAACCAGCACGTTCCCCTGCCGCTTCGCGAGCGCGGACCTGTCCGAGCCAAAGCGGGCGACATCGAGCCCCCAAACCGACGGCGTGGTTGGGCCCGCCTCAACGTCGCGGTGCGTCGCATCCTCCACAAGGTGCAGCGGCAGCAGCACGTCGTCCGACTGCGTAGGGAATTCACCCAACACGCGAACGCGGAACACGTTGCTCGCCTCGCCGTACTTCTCAGCCATATCGGTGATGAATTTCGGATCGACATAGTCGCCGTCCTCACACGACACAGTCATGCAGTGCCATTTCTCGCGGTCACTATGAAAGGCGTCGTAAAAATACCCATCGGAGCGGGTCGGGTTACCGCACATCATAATTTTCGCGCCGGGGGTGGACAGAGCGCCCGACGCCGTCTCGAAAATCACGTTCGGCACGCCGGATGCCTCCTCGATCACAAAAAGCATGTGCGGGGAGTGAAATCCGGCGAGACTCTCCGGGTTCTCCCGGCGGCTCGTCCGCGCGACGGCGAAGCTGTCCGACGCACCCTTGAGCGCGATCTTGTCTGACTTGAAATCGAGCAAATCCTTGAACGCCTGCGGCATATTTCGCGCCCAGCGGTCGATCTCCGTCCACAGCACGTCCGAAAGCTGGTGCGCGCTGTTGGCGGTCACGGCTGCCTTACAAGGGTAGTGGGTCAACAGCCACCACAGCACGACCCAACTCTCGAAAGCCGTCTTCCCGACGCCGTGGCCCGATTTGATCGCGACCTTGTCGTGCTGCGCCACAGCGTCGAGCGCCTCGGCCTGCCAGCGCTGAGGCGTTGCGCCGAGGACGGATTGCACGAAAAAGCGCGGCTCGTCGCGGAACTGCGCGATCATCGCTACGAGGTCATTATTTTCGGCGGCGCTGGGGGTCATGCGGGTTCTCCGAGAGCGGGGTGGGGGTGGGGAGGGGTATATATATTTTCTTCGGCCCCGGCCGTGTGCGATGACGGGGGGGTCTACCGAAATCTGGTTAACTTTCTGCCGAATGTCGCATAATGTCCATTATGCGTTTCCGCGATGTAACGTTTTCAATGACTTACGCATTTCCCATTTCCAGCCCTATATTATGTCGCTATCAGGACACTCGTTTTGAGTGTTACCGCCGCGCGCGCGTAGTGTATCCGCTTGTGTGTCTCGCTCGTCTGTCAGCGCCACAGGCTCGGTCGCGTTGACCTGCGTGAGCGCCTCAAGATACGACCCGCCCTTCGACGGCGTCACCTCGACTTGCTG